GAGCAGAAAGCTATTGAGGTGGTGGCCAGAAAGAGAGCGACAGAGAAGCTAACAGAAATGCTCAAGCCTTTCATTGATTATGTTGAGCCTCAAAAGGAAGAATTACCAGAAACTTATTAATCGGTAAAGAAGAAATAATTATGGCAAAAGACAGAATAAACGTTGGTAACAAATTCGCTGAAGGCAATAAAGGAGGGAGGCCGACTAAGTTCAAATATGAATATGTTGATAAAATCATAAAGTTCTTTGATATAGACCCATATAGAAAAGAAGCAACTGAAACATTAAAAGAGTATTACAAAGACGGAGGGTTAAAGAAAGAAAGCACTAAGTCAAAGTTAATACCTAACAAGCTACCTACCCTCTATCAGTTTGCTAGGTCAATTAAAGTTTCTTATTGGACTGTTTGGAACTGGGCTAAAGGAGGTGATAAGGGAGAGGAGGTTAAGAATAAAGAGAAATATACGCCAGAGGAGCTTGAAGAGAAGGAAGAAGTGAAAAGGCAGATCAAAGAGTTTTCAAACGCCTATAAGGAGTCCAAGGAATTGCAAAAGGAGTTCTTGATAAGTATAGGACTGTCAGGGGCAGCTCCGTCACCCTTTGCTATCTTTACGGCAAAGAACTTAACTGATATGCGAGATAAGACAGAAACAGACATAACAACTAAAGGCAAGCCAATACCATTATTACATGGCGTATATCCCGACAACAACATTAAGAAAGATACTGAGGCTCAAGAAGAGAATTAGAGCCATCCAAGGTGGGACAGCTTCCGGGAAAACAATCGGCTTATTGCAGGTATTGATAGATATGGCTCAGCGAGATGAGCATCCGACATTGGCGTCAGTTGTTTCCGAGAGTTTTCCGCACCTTAAGAGAGGAGCCATCAAAGACTTTCTTTCAATAATGCAGGAACATCGGTATTTCGTAGATAGCAGGTGGAATAAGACAGATTTTACTTATACTTTTGAAACAGGCAGTAAGATAGAGTTCTTTTCAGCTGACCAGCCAGGTAAGGTTAGAGGCCCGAGAAGAGAAAGATTATTTCTGAATGAGGTTAATAATATCCCGTTTGAAACATTCGAACAGTTAGAAGTCAGAACGAAAGAAGTTATTTTTATGGATTGGAACCCAGTAGCAGAGTTCTGGTTTGAAACTGATATCCTAGGAAAGAGAGATGACGTTGACCACATCATTACCACCTACAAAGATAATGAAGGGTTATCTCCTGAGATCGTTAAGTCTATTGAAATGAGAAGAGATAGGTCAGGTTGGTGGAGAGTTTACGGCGAAGGATTATTGGGCGAAGCTGAAGACAGGATATACACCAACTGGAAAGTGGTTGACGATGTTCCTCACGAGGCAAAGTTAGTGAGAAGGTGGTTAGACTTTGGATATTCTGCTGACCCTACAGCCATTGGAGATGTTTATTATTACAATGGTGGTTATATTCTGGATGAGCAGTGCTACCAAAAAGGTTTAAGCAATAAGCAGATAGCAGACATTCTACTTAACCTGCCCGAACCTAAAACGCTTGTTATAGCTGATTCGGCTGAGCCAAAGTCAATAGATGAAATAAAAAGTTACGGAGTCGATATCTTCCCAGCTGAGAAAGGACCGGATTCAATTAGAAATGGCATACAGGTTGTCCAGGACCAGAAAATATCTGTTACTAAAAGAAGTCTTAACCTCCTAAAAGAATACAGAAGCTATATTTGGAAGAGAGATAAGGAAGGCAAGATGTTAAAAGACCCGATTGATATTTGGGACCATCATCTCTCTGGTATAAGATATGCCCTTACCTCTTTGAAGGGAATGCTCAGTCCGATAGAGCAGATAAAAAAAGAAATGGAAGTAGAGCAGACAAGGAGAGATGCATTAGACCCGACAGACTACGGCTTATGAGTGTTGACAAATTTTCCTTTTTGAGGTAAAATACAATTACAAGTTAACCCTTGCCAAAAAACATTGGGCGGGTAATCACAGATTCCTATTTGGAGTTTGCGGTTACCCGCCTTTTTATATTATATGCCTAGAAAAAAAACAATTAAGAATAGTCCGGTTAAAGAAGTAAAGGAAGAACTAGCAGTCAAGACAGAAGAGTGCCAACCTCCAAAGAAAGAAGAGTTGGCTTATGCTTATTCCGTTTATAACAAGTTTAATCAGTTTGTCAGACAATATACTATTGAGATTCACAAAGAGAAAAGACTTGAGTTGGCCAAAGAGTTTGCCAAAAAGATAGGAGGAACGATAAAAGAGAATTAAAAAGTCATGAGGGCAGGAAGCCACCTCATTAAAAACTTTCATTTAAAAAATAACGAGCCTATGGCTCAAAACAAAAGTCCTATGGACAAAGAAAAAATTGTTCCCACGGAACCAACAGCTGAAGAGCTTGAAGCTGAAAAAAAAGAGCTAGAGGAGGTCAAGGAAGACGAACTGAGAGATAAGGTTGCTGAAGAGCTGGGCATTGACCCAGACGATCAACCTGAGCTTTTAGACAAAATCGTTTCCCAAAGAGTTGAACACCAAAAGAAATTATCTGAGGCCATCGGCCAAAAGATAAACTGGAGGAAGAAAGCTCTTGAATCTCCTAAACCTGAGGCAACGCCAAAGGAAACTGAAAAGGTTGATGTCAAAAGCGAGATTATGTCAGTTCTTGAAGATCAAAGACTGGAAGACATGAGTCTTCCTGAAGAGATTAAGCAAGAAGTGAAGAAAATCGCCAAGCTCAACAACATTTCAGTCAAAAAAGCCGCAGAAGACCCTTATATCCAATACAGGAAACAAGAGTTGGAATCGGCAGCAAAGGCAGAAGAGGCTACTATTAGCCGAACGAATAAGGGAAAGACAGTAAAGTTTGACCTGGAAAGTCCACCTAGTTGCGATATGTCAACGGAAGACGGACGCAAGAGGTGGGACGAGTGGAAAGCCTTTGTAAAAGCTCAGGGCAAATAATGCTCTCAATCCATATTCGTTAGTGATTTATCAATTTAATTCAAAATGCGAATATGGCACAAGATACACAATACTTAAATAAGGAGTATTGGAGCAACGAGATTAATTTGTAGTCTCGCTTGGTAGGCAACTACCAATAGGTAAGAACGCTATATGCTGGAAACTCTCGTTAGGTCCTTGGTAGGAGGATTATTCCCCTGACAATCCAAGGAATAGAGACAATCAGCAGGCAACTGCGGTTCTCGACGGAGACGAAAGCGATAGAGATAGCCCATTTCTATTCTATCGGCCGCTCTATTAAAAGTTAAATGGGAACATTTTATGAGATACATCAGGTTGAGAGGTAAGCATTGCGATAAATTTGCAATGATAGACGACAAGCACTTTGACTTAGTAAGCAAATATAATTGGTATTTTAACAGCGAAGGATATGCAATTGGTTACATCCCTCCACGAGGGAGAATTATATCAATGCATAAACTTATTCTTCCAAGTATAGAAGGAAAGGAGATAGACCACAGGGACGGAAATAAGTTGAACAATCGAAATGATAATCTTCGTTATGCTACGAGGACGCAGAATCACGCTAACAGGCATAAGAAGTCAAGAAGAAAATACTCTAACTATAAGGGGGTAGGATACCGCAACGATAGATTTAGGAGAAAGCCTTGGAAAGCAGTGGTGTGCGTGAACGGAAAAGTCATTAGGATTGGAGATTATTCAACGGAAGAAGAGGCTGTAATTGCTTACAATCAAAAAGCAACAGAGGTGTTTGGAGAATACGCATATCTTAATGTATTAGGAGCCTCAACGACTACATGCGTTCCTCCGCAAAAGCGGATGAAGATATAGTCTGAACTCTATGGAGACATAGAGAGGAAGATCCGAAGAGGTCTTCCCCCTCGAGAGAGGAGTAACAAAATTGGCAGAAGACATTGTTCGTTGAAAATACAGCAGTGTTTTTGGCAGGCACGGATGCGGCATCAGTTTTGGCTAAAGATGGCAGGAAGTTCCACAAGCCAATTCTGTCTCATCCGTCCGTTGGAACATACTCCCCGACAGCGACAATCAATGATAAAGATTTGTCTTCTTCTGATGAAGAGTTGGAGGTTGACACCTTCAAGTATGCGTCAGTTTATATTGACGATACTCAGAAGAAACAAAGTGCTTACGATATTAGCGAATGGGTGGCAACATCCATGCAGAAACAGTTGAATAGTGCAGTTGAACAAGCCTTCTTGAATAAGGTCAAGACAGATGCCGTTCATACTGTTGACGCAGCCTCAGTCGGAGGTTCGGCAGGAAGCAACATTGAGTTGTTAGCTTCTAACGCTACCAAAGTCTTTACAGCTAGCCATACTAAACTTGACACTGTAGATGCTGGTAGATACGGCAGAGTGGCCGTAGTTGGCCCTCACTCAGTTGGAGTTCTGAGAGAAGTGAAATCCGGCAGAGAAACTGTTTTGGGCGACACAGTTCTAGAGAATGGTATTATCGGACCTTGGCAGGGGTGGATTGTTGTTCAGAACAACAACCTTCCTTGGACAGCAACTTTAACCATTGCTGTTCAGCCTACGGATGGTGATACAGTTACTATCGCTGGCGTTACCTTCACCTTTAAAGACGACATTACAAGCGGAACAGCTGGAGATGTAGCAATCGGAGGTTCAGCAGCCGCAGCTAGAGCTAACTTAGCTTACGCTGTGTTAGGAACTGGAACTGTTGGAACCAATTACAATGATATTTCTAGTGAGAATAGGTTTGTTATGCAAAAGAGAAACCTCTCCTGCACTACAGCTGAGGCCATGGCCTTCACTGGTAATGGCGATATTGTTGTGGCAGAGGCTTTCAACTCTGATTCCAACCTCTGGTCAGCTCAGACTCAATACTCTTGGTTTGGTCTTAGAGGAGCCACTGACTTGGCTCTCCAAATGCCAACTAGAGTAGAGAGTATAAGGGTTCAGGATAGGTTTGGAGACAGGATCAAAGCACTGGAAGGCTATGGTATCAAGACCTTTGCTGATGGTGCTAGAGGATTGATCGCGGTTAAATTAGACGCTTCAGTCTGGGCCTAACTAAAGTCGAATAGGTAAGAATTACAAAGTAATCTCTCTTGGCGGGGGAAACCCCGCTGAGAGACAAAAAAACAAATGAGTAAAGTTTTTAATCGGAGCATACTTTTGGCTGGAGAGAAGCGAACCATTGGTTCTATCGTCTTCACTATTCTTGAGTATGACAAAGACAACAGGATAGCCAGAGCCACAAGTGCTGGCACGCCGCCTGCTAGTCAACCCGGCTTTGCTATATTGGCTGAGGTTAGAGATACCACCAATAAGAAGTTCTACAAGAACACTGGCACGACTTCATCTACTACTTGGACAGAGTTTGAGGCAGGAGCAACAGGTGCTACCGGAGCTACTGGACCTACGGGCGTTACTGGTCCGTCAGGTCCCACTGGAGCCCCTGGTCCAACAGGTGCAGCTTCAACAGTAAGTGGACCTACGGGAGCCACTGGTCCTTCTGGTCCAACAGGAGCTGCCTCAACCGTTAGTGGCCCTACTGGAGCCACTGGACCATCTGGTCCAACAGGTGCTGGCGTCACTGGGGCAACAGGTCCATCAGGAGCCACAGGTGCCACTATTGACACAGAGGTAGCAACGCTTGTTTTTGGAGCAACCGATACCACTGTTTCAGGAGCTATTACCGCTGGTTCGTTGCCTATTGGAACTTATGTTTCCGCTAGGACTGGCGAGCCTGCTTATTCTGAATTATTGCTTACCACTTCGGGAGCAGTTTTGACGGGAGTAAGAACAGCAGCCCCAGGAACTGGAGACGGAATAACCTATAAGGTTACATTAAAGAAAGCATAGGCTATCTTTAGGGAAGCTCTTGGAAAAGGGCTTTCCAATAAGGTCGCATATCAATTAAAAAACAAAAAAACAATGATTACTTATGTAGCAACAACCGGAGCAGACAAAGTCATTTCAACTTGTTCTGCTTACTTAGAAAGGATAATTGTCGGCAAGAGTGTCGGTTCAAGCGTGATAGAAGTTTCCAATAGTGCATCAGACGGAGATGGCGATGTCAAAGTATATTTAGCTGGGGATACTTTATTGGGAGTTTATGAAATAGGTGCTGAGTTTAGCAAGGGGCTGTGTGCTGACTTGGCGAATCAGACAAATGTTGCCTTCGTTTGGAGGCCAACTTCGGTTTAAGAACAATTTAAAAATTAAAGCTTAACGATATGCAGTTTTCGGACACAATTAATAAAAGTGGGCTTCTACAAGACATAGATTTTTGGCTATTCGGCACGTCAGCGACAATGAATACGACTGCTTTCCCTGTAGCCGATAGAACTCGCAGGATAAATCAACGCCTTAATCAGGTGGTTTCTATTATTTTTCAGAACGACAGAAGGTGGAAGTATGACGACTTCAACCAGAGCGATATGAACATCTTTTATACCACTTTGGTTGAGGGTCAAAACGATTATGAGGTTTCAGGGGCTGACTTTTTGACGATAGAGGAGGTGGCGATCAAGGATTCTGACGGGAAATATAGGATATTATCTCCTGTTGTCAGGGAAGAGTCGGTGTCGCAAGAGCTTGAAAACCTTGAGGGTGGAAACGCTGGAGTTCCTACAAAATATGAGAAG